CAACCCCATTGCCACATCGACCGGGTTCAATTCGCTCATGGATTCTCCTTTTCGCGCCCCCGCAAATCACGGAACCGCGTGTATCAAAAATCCGTTCCCGAAGAAACGGAAGTTTGGCGTGAAAGTATCGTGCTGTATTCCCCGAAAACGCCGGACTACATCGCCATTTGCCCCTTGACCTCCGGCAACGCCTCGCTCTCAACCCCGCCCTGCGCGTACATCTTCCCACGCATCGCGCCGGAGAGTTTCTGGTTCAAGCCCTGAAGGTTCGCCAGACCCTGTTTCAAACCCTCGTTCTCCTGTTGCAACTGCTGAACCGCCTGCGACATCTGCTGCATCTGCTGGGTCGCAATATCGACCTGTTCCAGAATTGGCATGATCTTGTCCTTGCCGTCCACGTTGAGCAGTTCAAACAGGACTTTGAGCGGGAACACCTGCTGGGCTTGCGCGGCCATTGAGTAAGCCTGGATATAAAGTTCGTTCTGCGCTTGCACCCTTAAAGGATTCCGGCGCTGAATCTGTATCTGAACGGTATAGGGCGGCGGTTCGGTCGCGGTACGCTTGCCAAACAGGTATTCGCTGGAGAACCTGACCTCTCTCTGCTGTTCCTGCCTCCCCGTAATCATCAGCACTTTCTCTTTGGTGTAGAACTGCGCCATCAGCCATAGGATTTGCTCGACGATCTGCTTGAAGCCGTGGTTCAATACCGCCGTCCTCAGACGGGTAATCTTGCTCCCGGCCTCCTGCAAGGCGGAAATCGCAGAGGCGGCCGTGACCCCTCCGGCGGTCTCGCCCCTTGTGAACTGGTTCTGCCCGGAGTCCATCTTCAGGTCCGTCTGCATCTGAAGCATCATCTGGGTAATCATGCCCGTAAACGGAGCGTGCTGGAGCCACTGCATCGCTTCGGGGTCAACCCTGTCGGCCTCGATGATGTCCTGGCTCCAGTCGGCCAGCCCCGCCTTGTCAATCCCGGCGTTGCGGTTGATCAGCATCCGGCCTTTGGAGCTCATCCTCAAATTGGTGTCGATGTATTTCATGTACCGGTTGATGTAGCGCATCATCGGCACAAGCTCCTGGATCATCCCGTCGCCAACCGGCATCCCCTCGATCGTGGAATAGGCGTCTATGATAAAGGGGTACATTCCGTGGTCGTAGACGTTCTCCGCGACTTCCAACAGAGCCCCGCCCGCCAGATACGCCACGTTGATGGAGTATCTCTTCTTCTTCGCGTCATACAGGCGATACCAATACTCAATCAGCATCGCCCTCGGCTCATCAGCGGAAACGCTCGTTTCCTGAGAGGTTGGGACGCCCACGTCCCATAAATCATCCTCGCTGGAAATGTTCGCGGCCTTGTCGGGGTAATGCCCTGCATACCACGAAAGCGGATGCCAGGACACTTTCATCACGGCCCGTGAGTCCTGGATGTTCTCGGCTCTGGGGTCCCACAGGAAGGACTCGACCGGCCACCTCAGGACGGCGATCCCGCCCTTTCCGTAGTCCATTGTCGGGTCCCACGCCACCTGAACCACGGCGGTCCCGGTCCCAAGAAAGTCCTCGACCCTTCTGCGGTGAACCGACTCCCAGTTGTTCTGCATCAGGACGAACCGGACAAGGTCCGTCAGGTCATCCGCCTGCTGCTGGAGGTCAGCCCGTTCAGGCAGCATAATGGCTTCGGGCATGTTGTCCATCTGGTCGGCCACGCAGTTGTTGAAGGTCGATTTCAACGTCTGCAACTGAAGCGTGGACGATGCGCTCTCGGTCTCAATCAGCCCCGTGGCGTCAACCGTAACCACGTCCTGTTCAGGGTCCTGGAGCAATATAATGTCCCGCGCGTCCTTTGAGCGGTCGTGCATCTCCGAACAGCCCTGACGGAACACCTCAAGCCTTGCGTAGACCTCGTCCACCAACGCCTTCTCGCGCCCGTCCAGTTCCTGCGCCGAAACCACGGCCTCCATCGGCTCCACAGCGCCAAGTTTCTTCTTTGCCATCATTCTCTCCTGTACTGTCTGAACGGGTCGTATTCAACGGTTGCCCTCGGTTTCAGTTCGCGGATCGGCAGGGGTCTGGACATGCAGAAATAGCGGAGCGAATCGTAGCAATTGTGAGCAACAATCCCATTGGCAAGAAAACTGTGCGTTTCCTCAACGTGCAAATTAAAAACGTCGGACTTGCCGACGCTTTCGATGGAAACGACCTTCATCCCTTTCTGCACTCCTTAGAGCAAAACATCGCAGGGCTATACATATTCGTCACGAACTCTCCGCCGCATTTCCTACACCGTCTCTGCACGTTGTCAACTCCGGAATCTCGCCTGTATTGCGCTTTGCAATTACCCCCGCAAAACCTGCTGATACTTGATTTTACCTCATATTCCTTCCCGCATTGAATGCAGGTGTGCCTAATCATGCCCCTGTTCTTCCAAGACGCTTTCCCGTGCTCTCTATGCCATTCCTTGCCCTCTCCGCTCCCGTGCCACGCTTTCGCAAGTTCCTGCATTTCTTTGATGTGCTTTGCTTGGTATTCTTCGCGGCCTTGCTGATGAAGGCTCATGTGCTTCGGCGTTTCTATGAGCGCAAGGTTCCTGATGTCGTTGTTCGACCTGTCCCCATCGACATGGTGAACGTGGAATCCCTTCGGGACAGGCCCGTAATGCCACTCCCATACTGCCCTGTGCAACCGCTCGCCTTTTCTTTGGAAATAGAACCCACAAGCGTAATAAACCTTCCCCAAGAACTCTTGCTTAGTCGGGGAGAGGACAGATACCGTCATACGAAACCTCCATCAAATCGTCACCAACACGCAACTCGTCAAGGCGTTTCCATGTGCCATCAGAAAGCATGAACCGGTGGTTTGCGGTCGCTTTCACAACCTTGCCATCGTCCGTTGTCATCTTGAAAACCGGCACGTTCCCTTGCGTTTTCCGACAGTCTGTAAACTCATGGAATTGCCCGTCATGGCTCAATACTCGCCCGGACGTCAATCTGTCTATTCGCTCCCAACCTTTTTCGGTCAGGACAAGCGTGTCGCCCGTGACGCAGTGATCCTCCGCGTCCGTGTCCACATCCTCCGGCTTTGACAATGAGTACGGTAAAGTCGGTATCGTCCGTATAAAATCTTTGCAGGTCGATAAAACCTGGAGTTTCGGTTTCCCGGCCGTGAACCTCAGCCTCTCGTGGACCTGCGCCTTGCCCGCCAGCCTTGTGTTGTCGCCGGGCCGGAAATAAACCCCTCTGCGAGTACCCATCGGCTCCATCTGCTGGGCTACGCTGTCTCCGCGGGAACGGTCGAATATCGACGGATCCGCTATCCGGTCGATCACGATGTTCTCCGACGTTTCCTCGGTCTCACGTTCTAAAATCCCCTCCGCGATCTGGCGGGGCGTGAACTGGATACCGGTATTGGGGCGTCCGGGCTGGCACCCGTACCATTCCCTGTACAGAACCGCGCAGTCTGAGTTGTCTATCGCCCACCACTGAACCGAAAACGGTTTGGAATAACCAAAGTCAAAACTCATGTAGCGCGGCCAGTTGGACGCAATCTTGATGTCCTTTGGGCGTATCACATGCGTGTTGGTTCTCTGGATCAGGTTGATATAGTCCTCGTCCACCTTGTTCTGTTTGCTCACAAGGTCAACCCACTCGATAAAGACCTGGCCCTCGAAAGCGTCCCAGTTGCCAAAAAGAAGCGCGTCCCTCAACGCCTTCGGCTTTGCCTCCAACTGGAACAGATAATCGTCGCCAATGTGCGGGTTCTCCGTTAACAGGGAAGGAATGTACTGGAGTTTGAACACTCTGGTTTTTCCGGTCGCCTGGCTCCTGACCGTGTAGTCAAACATCGTCATCGGCGCGGAAGCGTCCACGAACATCTTCTTCACCCAGCCGTGGCCAAGACCACCGGGGTTTGAAGCACTCCTCACACAGGGGATGATCCCCAGTTTCTTTTTCGCCCTCAAGCGGGTTTTGATAAAATCGTAAATCTCATACTCAAAAGTTGTCAGCTCGTCAAAGTACAGCCACTGGATTTCACTGCCTTTGTAGTTGTACATGTCAGCCACACTCGAACAATGCCTGAAATGAATGACGCTCCCGTTCAGGAGCGACATTTCGTGACGGCCGCCGTTGTACTTGTAAATCCCCTCCGGATAACTCTCCTTCGCCTCCTTGATGATCGTGTCCTCTAACTCGCCATAGGTTCGCCGGAAGATATAGGCGTGCGTCTTGGGCCACTGGATGCACCTGAAAAATGCGTCCATGACGATGGCCTTCGACTTTCCACCGCCCGCCGCTCCCCCGTATAGCACCTCGTCCGCGCAGGAACCGTGGAACAACCGCTGCTTCGGCGTGGGAATGTAGTCTATCGTGTACAAAATATCTCCGGATTATCGTGTGTTACCTGATAAATCCCGCGTGCAAATACGTCAATAATCGTTTCTTCCTGGTCACTCAATTTCAACTGCGCGTGTTCTGCAACGCCATGTAAAACCTCATGCAATAACGTGATATATTGCATTTCCTCTCCAAGGTCGCCGTTAATAAAGATTTCTGACGTGCGGTGATTTATCTGCCCGCACAACAATGTATCGCTATCGGACAACAGGCGCGGCTTCCTTGTAACCGTAAAATCAATACCGCCAATTCTTACCCCGTCAGGTATCTCCACTAACCCCTCCTTGTTCCCCGCCATACCGTCGGCTATCTCCGGCAACTGCAATAAATCTGCACTTGCTGTAGGTTATGTCCGACAAATCGGTGATTTGGACGTGTTTTGTCCGGTATGTTGGACGATTAAAGTTTTTGACCTGGAGTTTAATAACTTGAGAATAAGTAAAGTTTTTGACCTGGAGTTTATTTTGTCCC